ACAAAGGCCAGGGCGGCAGCTATCTGGTCAACCCCAAAACCGGCAAGCGCAAGCTCGTCCAACGGACCAAGCCGGCCCCTCATCCAACATTCGAGGTAGCCCCCGATGGCATCAGTTCTGACACGCCGGCGCCTGATCCTGGCGAAGATTGAAAGCACCTACGGCACGGATCCAACCCCTACCGGGGCCAGCAATGCCATTTTGGTTCGGAATCTTGAGATTCAACCGCTGGTTGCTGACACGGTGAACCGTGATCTTGTGCGTCCCTACATGGGCCAAGCTGATCAGCTCTTAGCTCAGACACGCGTCGAGGTCAGCTTTGAAGTTGAACTGGCTGGCTCTGGCGCTGCCGGCACGGCTCCAGCCTACGGCCCAGTCCTGCGCAGCTGCGGCCTAAGCGAGACCATTGCTGCATCCACCAGCGCAACTTACGCGCCCGAGAGCAGCGGCTTCGAGAGCTGCACGATTCACTATCACGAGGATGGCATCCGTCACAAGCTGACGGGCTGCCGCGGCACCTTTGAGCTGACTGGTGAAGTGGGCCAGATACCGGCGATCTCCTTCACGATGACCGGCATCTACAACGCCCCCACCGACGAGACGCTTCCGACTCCGACCTATGCCAACCAAGCGACCCCGCTGATCTTCAAGCAGGGCAACACCACTAACTTCACCGCGTTCTCCTACGCCGGCTGCCTGCAGTCCTACAACTTCAGCATTGCCAATGACGTGATTTACCCCCAACTAGTCGGTTACACCAAGGAGTTCATGATCAACAATCGCGCGCCCAGCGGCACCGTCGTGATCGAAGCGCCGACCATCACCGCGAAGGACTTCTTCACGATCGCGACCGGCAGCAGCACCGGCAGCATCACCTTCCAGCATGGCCAGACAGCCGGGAACATCGGCACAGTGACCACCGCGCAGTCGGACCTAGGCAAGCTGACCTACAGCGACCAGGACGGTGTGCAGATGCTGAACATGCCATTCATTGCGGTTCCGACCAGCGCAGGCAATGATGAGCTGTCAATCGTTTACACCTGATTCGCGTGGCGTTCGTTCTCAAGCAGTCTGATTCGTACAGCTGGCCGGTCACCTTCGACATCCCAGTCGATGGCGGCCGGCATGAACGGCAAACCTTCGACGGTGAGTTCAAGCGGTTGTCGCAATCGCGCATCACAGAGATCGGCGAACAGATCAAGGCGGAGGAGATCACCGATTCGGCTTTGGCCGCTGAGGTTCTGATCGGCTGGTCTGGCGTCACTGACGACAGCGGCAAAGACGTGCCTTTCAGTCAGTCGGCGCTGCAGCAACTGCTGGATGTGCCCATGCTGGCGGCCGCGATCACGCTGGCCTATTTCGAAAGTCTGCAGGGAGCCAAGCGAAAAAACTAACAGAGGCCGCGGAGTATTGGGCAGGTGGCGGCGTCATTGATGACGCTGCTGCAGATGCCGCGGCCATGGGACTGGAGCTGCCAGACCTGCCGCCACCGGTCGCGGCTGAGTTCGAGGTTCACCTCGATAACTGGTCAACCGTACAGATGTTCTTGCGATTGCAAACGCAATGGCGCACCACGATGAGCGGCGTCATCGGTTTGGACTATTCAGCCGTTCAATGGCTGTTTAGACTGTATGAGGTGAAGGATCAGCGCACCATGCTGGAAGACCTGCAGACCATGGAGGTCGCCGCGATGCAAGCCATCAACAAGCAAGGGGGCTGAGCATGGCGCTGAACCTTGACGCTGCCCTGAAGATCACGGCCAACGTGGTCGGCGAGAACAACATCCGCCGACTCGGAAACTCGATGCAGGGGCTCGAGGGTCAGATCAAGAACACCAGTCAAGCGGCTGGTTTGCTGGTGATGGGCATCAAGGGCCTGGCTGCTGCTGCTGTGACCAGCGGCGTGGTGGCATTGGCGAAGAGCGCGATCGACCTGGCGGATGACATGCGCGACCTATCGCAAAGGACAGGCGTCAGCATCCAGACGCTGGGACAGTTTAAGGTCGCGGCAGAGCTGAGTGGCAGCAGCTTGGAGGGCGTGGCCAAGGGCCTGACGTTCCTGAACAAAAACATGGTGGCCGCGGCCACTGGCGCGGACGGTGCAGCGGCTGCATTCAAAACGATCGGCGTGGCGACGACCGATGCACAGGGCAATCTGCGGTCTGCTGATCAGGTGTTCCTGGACATCGCCGACCGGTTTGCTACGTTGCGGGATGGGCCTGAGAAGGCCGCGCTGGCGATCCGTGTCTTCGGCAAGGCTGGCGCGGAACTGATCCCTATCCTCAACCTTGGCAGTCAAGAGATCCAGCGGTTTGGTCTGAACATTAGTCAAGATTTCGCTGATAAAGCTGACGCATTCAACGACCAAATAGGGATTGCAAACGCTCAACTAACCAATTTGACGATTCAAATAGGATCCGCATTATTGCCTGTATTCAATGGACTGCTACAGATTTTAACGCAATCGGTCACTGAAATTGGCAAATGGATCAGCGGCATCCAAACGGCTTACAAAGAAAACACTATCTTCAAGACTTCCGTCGATGCACTTGTCGGGGCGCTGGCTGCATTTGCAACGATCCAGGTGTTCTCAACTTTTATCGCTGGCGCAAGGGCCGCGATCTTGATCACTGGATCCTTGATCAAAGCTCTTAAGGCATTAACCGCGGCGAATCTGTTGGCCGGTGCTGCTGGATTTATTAAGAGCAAGCCAGGCCTGATCGCTGCATTGGTTGCTGGTCTTGGCGTTGGCATTGACGCGGCGTTTAACCAAGGCAAAATTGTCAGCGGGATCAGCCGCGGCATTACAGGCGCAATCAATCAGGCGTTTGCTGGCCTTGGCGCGATGATGCCATCGATGCCGTCGTTGCCATCAGCAGCGCCTGGCGCGATCCCTGATCTTTCCGGTCTGAAAACAGGCAGCAAGCCCAAAGCTGCCAAGGAAATCAAGGAGCTGACCGCCGAGGAGTTGAAGCTGACCCTGCTGCTGAACAAGGCCAAGATTGATGGGAATAAGCTGCAGCAGGCAGAGCTGGAGTATGGGCTGACGCTGCTGGATCTTGACAAGCAAAAGATCGGCACACGGCAACGGCAGGCACTTGAAGCTAATGCAGCTACCACCCTGCTGCAGGCTGAGATCGAGTTTGCAAAAGAACTGGGCAGCATCATTGCGCAGGATTACATCAAGCGCCAGGACCTGCAGGACAACTACAACCGCACGGTTGAAGATCTGAAGATCAAGGCGGGACTGATTGCTGGCGAGGACTTGAAGAGGTTAGAGATTGAGCGTGAACTGACAACGCTCATTGAGCGGATGCCAGGTCTGACTGATCCGCAGATCGCCAAGCTGCGTGAGCTGATCGCGGCCAGTCAAGATGTAAAGGAGAGCTTCAAGGAGACCTTTTCCAAAAGTCTGAAGCAGTACTACGAGCAGCTCACCAACTTTGGCACGCAAGTAGCCGACTCGGTTAAGGGCGCTTTTCAAGGGCTCGAGGATCAGCTGGCGAGCTTTGTCACCACTGGCAAGGCAAACTTTACTGACTTGGCAAACAGCATCATCCAAGACATCGCCCGGATCGCGATTCGGCAGGCAATCATCGCACCGCTGGTTAAGGGCGTAGGTGACATCTTTGGATTGAAATTGAAACTTGCCAATGGCGGCGTGTTCGCCCAAAACGGAATCCAGAAGTTCGCCCGCGGTGGCATCGTTGACAAGCCAACGGTGTTCCCCTTCGCCAAAGGTGTCGGCCTGATGGGAGAGGCTGGGCCTGAGGCGATCATGCCATTGCGGCGTGGCTCCGATGGAAGACTTGGTGTTGTCGCTGCTGGCGGTGGTGCGGTCACAGTGAACGTGCAGGTTGATGCCAGCGGTTCGAGGGTGCAAAGCAACCAATCTGATGCCAATGCGTTGGGGCGTGTTGTTGGCGCAGCGGTGCAGGCAGAATTGATCAAGCAGAAGCGCCCTGGAGGATTGCTCGCCTAATGGCCACCTTCACCTATACACCTAGCTTTACGGCTACAGAGCAAAGCCAGCCGCGTGTGCGGACCATGCAATTTGGCGATGGCTATAGCCAGCGGCTGCGGTATGGATTGAACACTGACCCAAAGGAATGGCGGCTTACATTTCTGAACCGTACTGATACAGAACGCGAAAACATCCTGGCATTTTTAGAAGCTCGCGCCGGTGCTGAGTCTTTCGACTGGACTCCTCCTCGCGGCAGCGCAGGCAAATACATCTGCAGAGAGTGGGGCATGGACATGCTGAACTGCAACAACAACACGATCACGGCGACGTTCGTGGAGGTTTATGAAGCATGAGCAGCGAATTATTCCGGGAGCTGATTAGTTCAAACCCGGCAGCGATTATTGAGCTGTTTGAACTTGAGCTGATCCAGAAGATTCATGGCAGCAATGCAATCTATAGATTTCACAATGGCGTCAATGGCACGCTGACCAAAGGTGATGTCTATTGGGCTGGCTACAACTACATGGCCTTCCCGATTGAGGTGGGCGGATTTGAATACAACGGCAACGGGCAACTGCCACGGCCCAGAGTCAAGGTATCTAACCTGTTCGGGTCAATCTCGTTGATCCTGTTGGATGTCAACGCTTATACAATCGGCAATGACCTGACAGGTGCAAAGTTTACAAGGATTCGCACGCTGAGCCGTTTTCTTGATGCCAACAACTTTGAAGGTAGTGTCAATCCTTATGGCACGCCTGACCCAACTGCTGAGATGCCACGTGAAGTTTATTACGTTGATCGCAAGGTTACTGAAACACGCGACTTTGTTGAGTTCGAGCTGACGGCTGCGTTTGATTTGGCTGGTGTGCGTGCCCCGAAACGCATTGCGCTGGCTACTGCTTGCCCGTGGGAGTATCGCGGTTCTGAATGCGGTTACACCGGCACGAACTACTTTGACGAAAACGACAATGCGCTTGCGACTACGCCTGCAACTAACTTTGCGGCTGGCACTGCAACCCTGAGTGCTGGTAGCACTCTGTTCATTGGTCAGTCGTTGACATCTGCAAATCGTTGGTTCAGAACGACGCTGCAGGCCGATTCAAATCTGGTTACATATGCCAAGGACAATCCAAGCGCTAACGCACGATGGGCGTTGAACACGGTCGGCTCTGATGCCTACAGGCTCGTGATGCAAAGCGATGGCAATCTGGTCATGTATCGCAGCAACGGTTCGGTCATCTGGGCCACCAACACGGCGTTGCTGGGTACGCCGACGGCGGTCAGACACATGGACTGGCGACTTGAAAGCACAGTCAATACAGGCCGCGCTGGTGCATTCTTTTATGAAGTGCTTGGCAATCCTGATACATATGCAGGGCAAGCACGCACGGCGACGATGTTGTTCACGGTCGGTACAAAAACTGTAACGCTGAGCTACACCGCAACTTCTGTCGAACTATCACAGCAATACAAAGATGCCTTCACCGCGCTTGGCAGGACGGTCAACTATTCATGGACGCAAGGCGCGCCAACCATCAACAATGATTATGGCGATCCGAATCTGAAGCCAATGGCCAAGGCAACCGTCAGCGCATCGACGGGCATGTGGAGGGTTGATGAATACTTCAATGCGCAGGTGACCGTCAGCGCCAACAACCCATGGCGAAATGGTGACCCAGTCGTCAACCCCGGCACCTTGGGCACCTTCACTAGCGTGGCGGCGGTCTATTACCTACGAACGGCTAGCGGCTATGCAAGCAACTATCTGACGCAGCAGAA